AGCACAAGATGTGTCATATAGTATACGAATTATCGGTGATGCCATTTATGCTCAAATAGGTAACGGTAGTAGTGTAGTAGACACACCCGCTTATACAATACCATTGAACACTTGGACGCATGTAACTTATGTTTGGAAAAATGTAGCCACTAACTCACTGGAAGCCTACATTAACGGAGTCAGCGTAGGTAGTGTGTCGCACAGTTTTTCAAGTATATTGAATACATCAGCAAACTTGTATATAGGATCATATAATGGCGGTGAATACAGTCAATGGATGAATGGTCGTATAGGTGTCACAAGATTATATAATGCAGCACTATCGTCGGCACAGGTTTTACAAAATTACAATGCAAATAAGGCTGCATACGGATTATGAATACAATAATAGGAAATGGAATTACAATTGGAGCAGGAGTATGGATTAAACCTGGAAGTCTAACTTCGGTTTATAAGTAGATTAGTCTAGAACTAAATAATATAATAACAGGATTTATGACATGGCAAGTTATACCATTGTAACATCTACTGCAGCAAATGTTGCAGGCACAAACACTTTAAACACTACTAAGGTCAGAATTGTAGCAAATAATACTTGTGTATATGCAATTAATGCACCAGCAACATTAACCAGCAATGTGGGACCTGCTATTCCCGCAAATAGACCTACAGATATTGTTTTAAGTACTATTGGGCAAAAAGTTAGCGTGCTACCTGCCAATGGCGGAAGCACATTAATCACATTAACTGAAATAGGCACAGTATATCAAAGTGCAATAAATCAAAACAGTACAACTTTCTTGAATACATAATGAAAATAGCAGATTTTTTAGGACACGAATTTAATCTTTTTAATAAAACTAAAAAAGATAAACAGTCCATTGATGAATTTGTTGGCGATGTAGAAAATAGACCCAATCACAAGGCTGTTGATGCAAAGACCACTGACCAGGCTGATACAAAAACAATGGTTGCTCCATTACAACAAAAGTTAGAATTGCTTAAAATTTCCTTCTAGCGGGCAATTGCCCCAGTCTCCCGGGGTAATTTTTACAATGATCAAATTTGCCTAACTTTTTTTGACTTCAACATAATATTAGTTTATAATAATAACATGTCACTTTCTATTCAAGAATTCGTAATTTCTATCCTTCCAGGCAAGAAAAAACAAAACCAAGCCGGTTGGATTAGTTTCAATGCAGTTTGCTGTCCACACAATGGAGAAAGTCAAGACACAAGGGGTAGAGCTGGAATTATTGCTAGTCCTGATGGTAAAATCAGTTATAGTTGCTTTAATTGTAAATTCAAAACTAGCTATATTCCAGGCAGAGCACTTACTTATAAATTTAGAAAACTTCTTGAATGGTTAGGTGTAGATTCTTTAGAAATAAAACGACTAAGTATCCTTGCTTGGCAAATAAAAGAAACAATAGATCCAAATACTATACTGCCAATCGAAGATGAAATAAAATTTGAACCAAAGCAATTACCCAAAGAAGCATTGAATTTTTTTGCCTGGGTAGAATTTTATGAACTAGCAGAACGGCCTTATGATAAAGGATTGGTAGATTCTGTACAATATATCTACGATAGAAAAATATCATTACAAAAATATGAGTTTTATTGGAGCCCAGAAGTAGAGCATAAACTAAGTCATAGGGTAATTATCCCATTCAAATACCGAAATGAAATAGTAGGGTATACTGCTAGGGCTTTAAATTCAGGTATTGTTCCAAAATATCATAGTAATCATCCAGCAGGGTTTGTATTTAATTTAGATAATCAAAAAAACGATAGCAAATTCGTAATAGTTTGTGAAGGTGCTTTTGATGCAATGAGTATAGATGGTGTTAGTACACAAACAAATGATATTAGTGAACAACAGGCAAACCTAATTGATGAATTAGCAAGAGAAGTAATTGTAGTGCCAGACTTTGATTTACAAATAAACAAAAATGGAAAAAAAGTTTGGCCAGGTGAGCAAATGATTAACAAAGCCATAGAATATGGATGGTCAGTAAGTTTCCCAGACTGGAGAGAAAATTGTAAAGATATTAATGATTCTGTTGTAAAATACGGGAAATTATTCACTATATATAATATTTTACAAACAAAAGAATCAAATTCGTTAAAGATTTCTTTACTGGCAAAAAAGTATAAACAAACTATATGACTAAAGAATATAATACAGATCTGCAAAAACTTTTTTTGGAAATGCTATTACAAAATCCAGAAAGTTATGTTCGAATTCAAAATATATACAATCCAGATAATTTTGATAGGAGTTTAAAAACCACTGCCAAATTTATTAAAGAGCATGTAAGTCAATACAGTACCATGCCCAAGCTGGAACAAATACAAGCAGTAACAGGATTAGAATTAAAACCAATACCAGACCTTGCAGAGAATCATTATGAATGGTTCATGACTGAATTTGAACAATTTACTAAAAGGCAAGAACTAGAAAGAGCAATTTTACTCAGTGCAGATTTAATTGAAAAAGGTGACTTTGATCCAGTTGAAAAATTAATTAAAGATGCAGTACAGATCAGTTTAACTAAAGATTTAGGTACAGACTATTTTGCTGATCCGCGCACTAGATTAATGAAGATTAAAAATAACAATGGACAAGTCAGTACTGGTTGGCCTACATTGGATCGTCGTTTGTTTGGTGGCATGAATCGAGGCGAGCTTAATATATTTGCAGGTGGTTCAGGCAGTGGTAAAAGTCTTTTCATGCAAAACATTAGCATAAATTGGATCACACAAGGACTAAATGGAGTGTTTCTTACATTAGAACTTAGTGAAGAACTTTGTGCTATGCGTATGGATAGTATGATTGCTAATGTAAGTACTAGAGAAATTTTTAAAGACTTAGATAATTTAGAAATGAAAATTAAAATGGCTGGCAAAAAATCTGGCAGTCTTCGTATCAAATATATGCCTGCACAAAGTAATGTGAATCAAATTCGTGCTTATTTAAAAGAACTAGAAGTACAAACAAATCAACGAACAGATTTTATTATGGTTGATTACTTGGATCTTGTAATGCCAGTAAGTGCTAAAGTTAGTCCAAATGATTTGTTCGTTAAAGACAAATATGTCAGTGAAGAACTAAGAAATTTAGCTAAAGAATTTAATATTCTTATGATTACTGCAAGCCAACTTAATCGTAGTGCAGTTGAAGAAATTGAGTTTGACCATAGTCATATTTCAGGTGGTATTAGTAAAATTAATACAGCAGATAATGTATTTGGTATTTTTACTAGTAGGGCAATGCGTGAGCGTGGCCGTTATCAAATTCAATTAATGAAAACTAGAAGCAGTAGTGGTGTTGGACAAAAAGTAGATTTAGATTTTGATCTAGAAAGTTTAAGAATTACAGATCCAGGTGAGGATGCACAAGGCACTCCAGGCACTCTTAAACCACAAACTACCAGTATTTTAAATCAATTAAAAACAACTAGTAGGGTCGAGAGTACTCCTAACAACCAAAACAGCAAAATTAATGCAGATGTCCAAACAAATAAGCTAAAATCAATGTTGGCTAGTTTGAAAACAAGCAATTAGCATTTTACTAGTTTTTTGGTTTGATATAAATATATAATGGCTTAGGAGTTTAATTTTGCTTCGCAAAACCCGTAGTTTATTAGAAGAATTAGAATCACTTAGACTACTAAGAGACAGAGAAAACTTGGTTGAAAGTAGGGCTACTCATGTAATTCAGGGTGCAATTAATTTACTTAATTTTATTAAGGAAAACTATTCTGAAGAACAAAGCGAAGAATTAAAAAAAAGACTATTGGTTAGTATCAAGAACGAAGATCAAGCCAAATTTATTCGTGGCGTAAAAAAATTTAAAAATGAAAATAAATGAAGTTGTCATTAAAGAAGGTGTTTTAGATGCCATAAAGTTTTTAGGCAGAGCTGCCTGGCAAGCCGCCGGCGGCAATGTTGATAAGTCTGATCCAGCCATTAGTCGTGCAAATTTAGAGTATGTAAGATCAAAATTAGCCAATGAGATTTATCAAAAGTTTGTTGGTGAATTAATAAAGCAAGGCATTCTTAATAGAAACGGGAAATTAACAGATCCTGGCAAAAGTGACGATATTATTAATATGGCTAAGGAGTTTCTGAAACAAGCATATAGAGCATATATTGTAACTCCAGAAAGACTAAATTTATTAGATACAAAAATAGACAATAGTGCGCCAACTTCTCTATCACAATTACGATCTTGGTTTGCAGGAGTGAACAGTTTTTACTTAGAAATGTTGGAACAGGTTGAACAGACTACTGCTAGTAGTACTAGAGAAATTATATCTCAAATGGCTACAGGTATCAATAGTAATTTACCGGACCAGCTTAGAGATCTTATTAAAGTTTTGTTGAAGGATATGGCATCTAAATCAAGTTATGCTTTAACTATTCCTTGGAGCAATACTAGGCTTGCAGCAAATGCAATTAGAGCAGCAGGAACAGCAAGAGGAAACCCAGTAACTACGGAAGAAATTACTTTATATGATGAATCATTAAAAGCAATCATGCTTTTAAGACAACAAGACAAGTTAAATTATGCTCTTGCTGCCAAGTTTGCTCGTAGTATAAGCTAGGTATTAATATGCGAATAAATGAAATTTTAACAGAACAGGTCCAAGTAGGTAAAAAACATCTTACACATCCAGAAGATCTTGCAGCATTTTATGGCACAGATGGAGCAAATTATGCACTTAATGCCATTATTAATACAGTAAAGAACCCAGCTCAAATAACAATTAAATATGATGGTTACCCTGCTATAGTATGGGGTTGGGATTCAAATGGCAGATTCATTGTAGTTGACAAACATATGTTTGATAAAAAGGATGGGTCTGGTAGACAAATTTTCAGCCCACAAGATTTTATTAACTATGATACAGCAAGAGGTGTAGATCGCAGTGGGTTACATGGTGCCATTGCAAATGCTTGGCAGTCTTTACAACAAAGCACACCTAAAAGTCCAGGATATTACTGGGGAGACATGTTATTTGGTAATACATTAAGCCCTGTTGCCCAAGGCAATCAGCAAATGTATGTGTTTAAAGCAAACCCAAGAGGATTAACATATAATATTGATGTTAATAGTGAACTTGGCAGAATGTTACAGGGCAAAACTGTTGGAATAGCGGTTCATCAATTTATACCTGCAACTTCAGTAAGTGCAGAGGACGCAGTTTCTTTAGATGGCACATTGGGAAATTTAAAGCCCAAAGGAAATGTTGCGATTATTCCAGCTAAATTGCCAATAACTCCA